GCTGCCGCCGCCACTCCGGCCGCCACCGCCCATGCGATGAATGCTGGAACCAGCACTGCTGCAATGCCGATCCCGATTGCAAGCAGGAGAGTCTTGTTCTGACCGATCCACTTCCCGAGCGCCATGAATGCTGGGAGGACCTGTCCCGCCAGGACCTGTGCCAGGCGGAGCTTGGCCTGGGTTAGCGCCATGCTAACCGGCAGCATCTTCTGACCGATCATAGCGTTGGTGTTGGCCATCGCAGCGGTGGCCTGGCGCTCCTTGTTGGCGGCGCTCTCCGAGGTCCGAGCGAAGTCACCCTTGGCTTTGCCCGCGCCCTTGAACATTAGGGCGTTGACGGCCAATGCCTTATCCTGGTCGGTGAGCTGATCTTTAGTAGCCTTGCCCGTCATGTTCAGCGCTTGTTGCTCGACCCGCGCTGCGTTGATCGTCGGGACGAATCGCTGAACCGCGTCATACTCACCACGGAATGCAGCAGATTGCGCTTCGAGGACCTGAGTGATGTCGGCGTTGTGGAAGCTCGCGAAGTCCCCAGCCAGCTCAACCATCGAGGTTGACATGCTGGCTGCTTCCTTGCCGCCGATGCCGAGCTGGGTGAACAGATTTCCAAACCCGGCCGCTGCGTCGAGCGCCTGACCCTTCGCCAATCCGATGTTGCGGTCTGCTGCCCCAGCCCACCGCTCGATCTGCTTGGCCTGGTCGCCGAAGATCGTGTTCGACTTGCTTAGCGATTCGCCTAGGTCGGCCGCTGCTCCGGTGGCGTCACTAAAGAACCCGAATACGCGACTGGCGGCAGCTCCCGCGAACCCCACCGCCAGCAGACCACCGGCCACCTTGCCGATACTGCCCAGCTTGGATTTGAAGCCCTCGCCTCGACGCTCAGCACCGCTAAACCCAGGAGCCGAAGCGTCCCGAGAGCGGACGATGATCTCTACTTCGTTGGCCACTGATCGTCCTGCTTCCTACGGCCGAATCGCTCGATGGCAAGGTAACGGAGGAGGGTGGCGTCTTCCTGGTAGAGCTGCGACGGTAGGCAGCCGAACCGCTCGCAGTTGTCCAGGACGAACAGCGCCTCCTTCAGCTCCCCTGGCTCGGTAACAGCTCTTCCATCAGAGGCAACGGCACCTGGGACTTCTCGCCATTCGATAAGGCGGTCGGTAAAGGGCCAGACACCCCGATGATGGCGTTGATCCACTCCAGGATGATCATGACGATGAAGTCGCCGTCCTGGCTCCTGACCCCCTCTCGATTTGCAGGGACAGGTTCGCCCTTGTGAGGCCCATCATTGTAATCCACGTTCCACTCATCTAGCTTGTCGGCGAACATGTCAAACAGGTCGGTGACCTCCTGAAGCTGCTCCGGCTGGATGTTGGCGAGATCGACGTTCGCCAATGACATCAGCGAGAGGAGCTGCCCGATCGGTGCCGACTTGGCCTTGACGATCAGGCCTTCGTAAGCCCGATCTTCAAAGACCAGCTTGTAGACCTTCTGCGGCGGCTGGAACCCCACGGATCAGGTCCAGGTCGGGACGGTACCGTCGGCGAGCGCGCCTGGCACCTTCCAGGTCAGCTTGCCGTCCTCGGCCCGAGTCAGCGAGTAGTCGGTCAGAAGCAGCTCACCGGCCAGCGTCTGACCCGAGATCACGTTGGTGACGGTCCGCGCGACCGACGTCGACGGGATGGTCCGGAACACTGTGTGGCTGAGGTTGGTGGCGTCGTTGAAGACACCGTTCATCTCGATGGTGAAGTCCGCCAGCAGCAGCAGTCGTTCCTTGGCCGACTTGTCGATGCCCGTGATGTCCTGCTCCTCGCGCGGGGTTGCCCACTCGAAGTTGGTGATGTCGTTGCGGATGTCTCGGGCGGTACCACCCGAATCATCCACCGACAGGGTGGTCCAGCCGAGCCCTGATTCCTTGGCCATTCCTTAGCCCCTTTCGATCCTATCTTTGATCCTTTGCTGGTGGGTGGCGAAGTCGTCTACCCAGTCTTCCGGTCGATCATGCTCGCGGACTGGGTCGCCTCTCGGATCGCCCCTCCAGTCCCCTCCCCTGACCAGATACCGCGGCTCCCGGTTGAGTGGAAACTGATGCGGGTTGAAGCATTGCGTGCCAGGTGGGAACGTGAACACAGTCAGCTCAGCCTCTCGGCTGACAATGCATTCCCTGCCGCTCTCCTTGCGGAGATAATGCGCCTGGGCTTGCCCGAGATCGGTCGTCTCATCCACCTGGATCTTGAAGCCGTTGCGGGAAAGCGAACAGTCGACCTCCTCACATCGAGCCGGACGGAAGTGGGTTGGAACGGGTGCAAGGATCTGATACGTCTTGACTGCCGACGCTGGGAGCTGCGGCTGGAGCCGGAAGGGTTCCATCAGAAGACCACTGCCGTCAGGTTGCGCGCTACCCCAACCGCGAAGATCAGGTTGGAGAAGGTGCCAGTCGTGACCACGCGCAGCCACTGCTCGATGGAGATGACGGCCGTAGCGATCCGCTCAGCCGTAATCCCAGTCACCACAGTGAAGGCACCGCCTGCTACATCGGCGTAGGGATCACCGCCACCATTATCAGTGGAAGATTGGACCTTGACCGTGGCTGAGGTGCCGGTGAAGGCGAAGACCTGGAGATACGCCTGGAACCCAAACGCACTGGATGCACCGAAGTCCACACCAGTCCCGTTGGTGGCTCCGCCGTCGGTGCGCTTTCCGGCAGTGAGCTGGTGTGCCCACTCCAAGCCGAAGCCGTTCGCTGCCATATTGATCTTGAAGGTCAGCGCGCCGTTCTCGGCGCGGGTGGCGTCGTAGTTGAGCTGCTTGGCCACCAGGTGTGCGCACTGTCCGCCCAGTGCAGTCCCCCGGAGGTACGAGCAGATCTGGTCCGTCAGAGGCAGGTTCTCGAACCGGTCGTGGGCACGGTCGACCGACGGATTGAAGAATGACAGGAACTCCATGTCACCATCACGCACCAGACCGAGACGCTCCTTCCCCGATTTATCGATCCCGGTCACATCTTGGGTATCGCTGCCGCCATGGATCGCACCCAGCGACCCGATGTCACCCGACAGGTCGTAGCCGCCCACGTAGAGGTTGTCGCCCAGTCCTGACTGCTTGGCCATACGTTAGCACCCCTCCTACGGAGACTGAGCCCACAGATCGTTGACGATCAGCGGGAGCGTAATGTCCATGACCCGGAGCAGCTTGCTGTCCTGGTTGAGGTAGCCCGCTCGAGCGGACAGCGGAGTCCCTGCCTGCCCCAGTAGATCGACGTTCCGAATCTCATCCCCCAACGTGAAGTCGCCCGAGTAGGCCGTCAACAGCAGGTCCACTGCCTCGATCACGTTGGGATCGATCTGATCCTGCGGCTCCGCCAGCATTGGGGTGTAGACTCGAACCTTCAGCACCAGCAGTCCGGACGTCATCTGCAGTCCCGACCCGCCCGGGACTGGTCCTATGGTATCAGCCCAGACTGCCGCCGTGATACCGCTATCTGGAGCCGACTTGGGCTCATGCTGATTAACCCGCACAAACACGCCCTGCGCTGCCGCGTGCGAAGCGACCTTATCCACGATTGCGGCGAATGCGAGGCTCATGATCCCACCGTCGTCCCATCCGGCCAAACAAATTCGTTCACCGGTCGATGCATCTGACAGTGCGTGCAGTATGTTCCATGATAGAATTTCGGGTTACGAGCGTATGTCTCCGCAATTGCCCTGGCCGTCGTCGTTACGCCGCCACAAGACTTATGACGGTATGTCTCACGATACGGTCGTACAAATCCCCCCATACGCTCTTCATCGCTTAGTACCAGATAGACCTCGGCCTGATCAACCGGTTCAGTATCCGACCCATGCGTTAGCCGCGGGTCGTCTGGATCAGTCGTAGTCATCCGTTCAGTCTCCTCACCGTTCGCCGCACCGCAGGTTCTACTAGCCGAGGCACCTGCCGTTCAAGCTGCTGGGTCGCCTGCCGGAAGCTGTGGTACCCCTTGAATCGAGTAGTCTTGTTCCGCGATCCAGTGCCCTCCAACCAGGGTCCGTAGACCGCGTTGGTGTCTACGGTACGATTGGCTTCGTGCTGGACCCGAGAGCGATGATACCCAGTAGGGTGCCGCAGCGATCGGTCGTACTGCATCTGAACCTGCTCCACCCCAGCCTCCGCCACAACCTCTTCGATGTCGCCCATGAGCTGACGCATGAAGCCTCGCCAGGCCCCGCTGAAGAGCGGACCCGAGACATGGACGGTGACGTCAGGCTTGATCATACGGCTCGGTGCCTCACCTTCCGCCCGTACCGCGTATAGACCTCTTTGCACATCGCCGCCAGGCCCTTGCCGCTGACTTCGTAGACCGCTTCACCTGAGCCGATGGTCCGTGCATACCCAGCCGATTCCTGGAGATACTGATTGATCGCCAGGGCGGTGGCGTAGTCCCGAATCAGATTGGGCACCAGATGCCGAAACACGTCAGCCCCGCTCACGTGAGCGGCCAACGTCGTTCCGAGCTGCGCACGGTCCAGCTCCACTCCAGTCAGCGAGAAGATGTCCACACCCGATCCATGCGCCGCTAGCACCGACCCGTCCACCGCCCGCTGGAGGGTCAACGTGTTGCCGGCCACGTCGACCACCCGAACTCGCTCCGACTCGATCAGGAGGATTTGATCTGCCGCAAATTCCGACCCCGTAGTTACGGGTAGCGTCACCGAGTTTTTCTGCGCCGCCAGCGTCCCACCCGTGTTCTGCCCAGTATC